AAGGCCAGTAAGGTCAAGCATGATTGTTGTTTTTACAAGGTTTACATTGGTAGAAGTATCGCTCTTAAAACGCTCAACCTGAGTAATGTAAAGTTCAGCAGTGCCTTCTATACCAGCACCTGCAGCGGCTTCAGTAGCCATTTTGCTGCCGCTGGTAATAGTGATAGCACCAGTAGCTGCATTTTTAGATACGGTTTCAAAACCGTTTTCGGAACGGACGGGGCCGTTGAAAGTTGTATTCGCCATGAGTATCTCCTGTCGTGGCTAATGTCAGGTACTGTATGCACCTGTCAGGGATATTATATTCTATACTACATAAAAAAGGGGGCTTTTACACCCCCTTCTTCATTACGCTCCGGGTGAACCGTAGATACCGAGCGGATCAGATACACCAAAGGAGTACCTTTCTCTCGCCTTGTATCGGCTGTTCCCAGTATCAAAGTCAGCATCCATAGACGTTGACATCGGCGTTCGAACAAAGTGCTTCAGTCCGTTTGGTACATCAGTCATCAAGAACCATGCATCTGTATCAGTAAGATAATGGTTGACTGTGTATCCGCCCGGAATTGCGCCGTTGCTGCGAATCGCGTTGAGGTCATTGTCTGCAGTACCAACTCGACCTTCTGTCTCCAACAAACGTGTTGCCACGAACTGGAGGTCAGACGGAATTACAAGCTTAGTAGGTCTAGCAGCGATCAATAAACCACGCTCATCAGTCCAACCTGCGATCTGAATGATAGCGGCTTCTAAAGAAGTCTCATTCAAGTCAGCCGCTACAGTAGGACGGTTTGAGTTGGTGCCACCAGAAACTAATGGGTGTGCGGTAGAGCATAAAACCTGTCCGTCCCCATAAGTTGTACCTGCGGTAAAAGCAGTATTGAGGACTGCTGCCCCCTTAACCTGCTTCGTATAAGCCATAGCACGGGCCAGTGCCTTGGTGTATCTGGCTGATAGAGAGTCATAAAGATTATCTTCAATCGCCTCCTCAGTTACAGAAAACCCCATCGCAATGGTTTCGTGTGTATAACGAGCCGTAAAGGTTTCTTGAGCATTGTCATATTCGATGGCAGAGCCTTCGTCTTTAACAGGTGCCGCAGAAAAGCCTGACAGCTTAGTTTCTTCTTCAAAAGAACGATCAGAAGATTCTGTTTCAAAAATCTCCTTAGTTTCTTCCCCGTACTTAGCGTACTCCAATCCGAACAAAGCGTTCAATCCGGGTAGGAGTTCTTTTAGTAATTGGGCGCGTGAAATTGCCATGTTACGCTACTCCTATATTCCGGTTAGGTTATTGAAAGCATGCCCAGCATTCCACTTAACAAGTGCTTCGGTAAATCCACCAGAGGAGTTTTTAGTCTCTTCTACTAGTTCTACAATGCGGAAAGGCAATGAATTGGTTGTTGCTGAAGTATCTGATATCGCTATTTGAGAATTACCTGTGATAGTGCTACCAGCGTTATTCACACCTGCAACATTAGCACCGATATCTGTAATAGCCAGATCTCCAATCGTAGTGCCAGAAGACACAACTGCAACCTTGAAAAGGATGTCAGTTCCATCAGCGACATAAGCCCTAATATCAGAAGCTACGGTACTAGCAGGGTAATACTGCCTAAAAGTAACTTGTCCTGTACTAGGGTCTGTAAAGCTACATCCTAAAAATACACCGATAGGTGTCATAGCAGCATCTGCTGTATCACGTTCTACGGTGCCTCCGGTAACTAGTTTTACAGCGTCCCCGTTAAAAATACTTGTTGCGTAGTTACTAGCAATAGAATAATGCCGAGTAAGACCAACAAAAGGAACACCACTTAACAGTTTTACCGGAACTAGCCCATAAGGGGCTTCAATAGTGGGATAAGCCATCGCTTATACACTCCTGTGTTTAAGTTCCATTTCCGAAAGAAACCTTAGTTTTCCTATTGTTAAATAGGGGCATACGAGGGTCACTTTCTCTCATAAGGTTGTTATCCACAGACTTCATTTGATTATCTGTTTGAGTGTCATAGTAATCACTACGCTCCTCAATCAGTTCAACTGGAGCCTCACAAAGCAGTAACCCCCCAATAACAATGTTGTCAGCAAATCTTTCTTGCTCTATATCAACAAGTGTTATCTCTGGGTGATCCACAGCTTTTACTGGTTCCCAACCTTCTCTCATTTTAGAAGACACATTAGTAGCATCGACAGTACCGCGAGAACTGACTCGTACCCAACGATGGGCATATCCGGGTCTGGGCGTTGGCGATGGTAATGTTTCCGGTCGCTGCCAATGCTTTTTCCTAGATGATTTGTCTCTAGTCTCTAATTTACGATCAACTCTGTTTTCAGCCATTATTGTTTCCTCATATCTATAGCAGCCTGTTTAGCGTATTGCGCTGGGGTAAGTCCTAATCTCTTAGACAGAGCTATTTGTGTTTGCGTTAACCTATATTTCTTAGGTGCTATGCTCCGCGTAGCGGGTGCAACCACATTGTCTGGTCTATGTTTAGGTGCCTGTACCTCCTGTTCGTCTAACCCCCCATATAATTGTGGGAAGGTACTTCGCATACGAGAGTTTATAATCTCGTAGTATTCATCACTACTAACAGGAACATTATCTATCTCTGTTAGCTGTTTATGCAACCCTACAGCAAAAGCCGTTTCAGGTGCATAACTATCGTTACCAAACCAAGTATTTTCGTCTCTCCATGCTTCCGCTTTAGGATCTACAGGAGGGCGGTTTGGTTGCACTCTAGGAGCAGTATCTACTATTTCTCTTGGTTCATCAAACTCTTCTAAACGCCCAGCTTTTAACTTTGCGTTAGTAAAACGCTCTTGAGCGTTTAGTAGTGCCTCTGAGTCCCCTGAATCGTGAGCTACTTTAAACGCTTCTTTAGCTTGAGATAGTTCTCCCTCAACACTGTGTTTAGCTTGTTGATATAGAACTTGCTGGTTTTTATTAACGGTACTCTGAAGAGCGTTTCTCTCTTCCAGTACTCCTTGAACCGCTCTCTGTAGTTCATCACGCTCTCTTTGAGCCGTCTCTTTTGCACGGCGCTCGTCGTGATAACCCTTACTAAAGTGCTGTATCCGTTTCGCAACCTTCTCTGAATAGCTGTTAAGCTCTTCTTTAGTAACAGCTTCAGGTGGCTGAGATGGAATACGTCCCCTATCTTTCTCAGGTACGTCATTAACAATCTCAATTTCGGGTTCGGGTTCGGGTTCAGATTCAGATTCTATTTCTGGTTCTGGTTTGGGTACTATACTGTCCCCAGAAAAATCTACCTCTACTTCGCCAGAAGGCTCGATCTCAATTTCTGTAGAACCATCTTCGGCATCTACTTCTGGGAACTCAAATTCTACTTTTTGAAATGGCATGATGACTCCTTATGCTCTTGATATACCTGTGGGGTCTGGAACAACGGCTTCTACGGAATCGTCATTCATAAGTCGATACTCTGTACCACCGACTTTAAACCTAGTGCCAGAGTTAGCGCGAAACATGACGTAATCGCCTTGTTTACACCATGCACCAGTAGGGAATCTATCTTTGTCAGCATATGCTTGCTCCCCTACATCAACCACCAACCCTATAATAGACATTACATGCTCTTCATGCCGTGTCTGTGAAGACTTAACAAGCGCACTATCTTGAAAGGTTTCTTCTACTTGGGGTAATGCTATAAGTACTCTATAGCCTACGGGGGTCGGTATCATATCTTCTAACTGTTCTTCAGTTATAGATTCAGCTTCACTCATCGTCATCATCCATGTAATTGCGCGAAAGGTCTTTTACGTTTCGTATACAGGTTTCCAGACCTCGAATGTAACCTGTAGTTTCTTTATATCCAGCGAAGTCTTTTGCTCCCCCAGTACTTACGAATTCTAACGCAGATGCTTTGTCTTCTTCAAACCTTTTAATTAGTACACTAAAGACAGTTTCTGTCATTATTCGTTATCTCTCTCTTGCATAAGTCGTATAATATCCATATCTGCTGCTTTACTTGCTTGTTCAGTCTCTAACGCTATCTTTACTCCTGCTTTTTTAGCTTCTAGTTCTAATTCTTTAGTATCTAGATCAAGCTCTTTAGCTGTTGCTATAGCGTCTACCATATCTTTCTTTTGCTTTCTCTGCTGCTCCGCTACTTTTAATTGTATATCTGCAGCGTCTTTTTGAGCTTTCTGTTGTGTTTCTTGAGTTTTAATTGCTAACTCTTGCTGCTGCATTTGTATTACAGGGTCTTGCATCTTCTGTTGTGCTTGCTTTTGTGCTTGCTGCTGTTGATGCGTCTGAGTTAATTGTTGCCCTGCTTGAGCTACAAGTCTCGATACCGATGTTTCTATCTCTTTGGGTATATCTACATTCGGTGCAGGTAAAGAAGCACCCAACTTCTCTTCTATTTGTTCCCTATACAAGAAGGCGTAGTGTTCTAGTTTATGTGCTTGTAATGCGGCTAACGTGCGTTGGCTTGCAGGATCTTTACCTAAAGCTTGCATAATCATTGGATCTTGCATGAAAGATTCATGTGCAGTGATATGTGCTTTGTGGTCTTGGAATATGAACGCCTTCAGAGGCTTACCCATCAGTACATTCATATTCTCACTAATTGGATCTATTGGTTTTGCGTCATCTGCTGTAGGTACGAGCTTATCTGCGTTTTTTATACCTAACACTTCTATCATCTGACGATGTAATTGCGGTAGGTTATATATCTGTGGAGCTTGCTGGGCCATCTGTAGCACTGCTTGGTATTGCACTACTCTTTGCGCCATCGTAGAGTTATTAGGATCACTGACAGGTATAACATCTACCATGTCATAATCTCGCTGCCTAGCACTTGTCTCCCCACGATGAGGTTGATACCCATACTCTTCAGGGGCGTATGCTGCCATTATCGCTTTGAGAAGTTTAAACTCCTGCTTCATCGCGTAGTGAACACGGGCTTGTACCGCCGCCATTGGCTTCAATGTACGCTCTAACAGAGCTAATGTAGTGCCCACAGGGGCATTAGCCGACATATCAGAAATGTTCATGTCACTGATAGCGCCTAGCCGCCTACCTTCAGTAGTTATCTTGTCAAGGAGAGCTAGTAGTGTCTGACTAGGCTCCTTATAAGGAAGTGGCATGATATTGTCTTTAATACTGCCAGAAGGTACATCTACATCCTTGAACTCTCCGGGTTCAATCGGGGTATCATCCCCTGAAATACGTAGCCCACGGGACTTTAAGCCTCCCGGAAGGTTAGATAACGTACCTGCATCTATAAGTTGGCGTATGAGAGAAGTACCGGCTTTAGCGTACCCCCCTACTATATGTATGAGTCCTAGCCCATAGAACCCAAATCCGGGCACGTACACGTAATGTACGAAATGTTGCCGTTTTAACTCAAGTTCATCTTCAGAATCCCAGTTCCTACGTATGGCTAGTATGGTGTTTGTACC